TTCACACAACCACTGGGATTATAAAGTACCCAGAAAAGACCCTTAACAGGGTCTCATAGTCATTCCCAAGGATGGAATGCAAGTCGAAGTACTGTTCGTACTCGGTCCCTATTCGTCGCCTGGTATACTCCCTCACGGGATGAACCAGTTGATGTAGTAGGAAGTTCACGTGTTAGGTATAGATTATCATACCTTCCACGAAACTTGACGGGAGCTGCATAGAACTGCGCCAAATACAGCGCAGAACTAACAACGACCCAATCAGATCGAGACCTGGTGATAGGGGTAGAACCTAGGGTGTAATACCCACGGCCCTCCCAACCACGACGCCGATAAGATGAGATATTTTCATATCCCACCTCATACTTAGAAGCGAAGTGGCCGTCACCAAAACCAGCGGGTCCTTTTAGCTTACGAAAAGCTGTTGGGACTAAACTGTAGAAACAGTTGTAAAGGATATCATATAACGGATCGTTAGACCCGCGATTATATATCCAATTACACCAGCTAATCAAAGATGCATTAGTTGGCCTGTTCTTACAGAACAATGGTCGAACAGAAACACCCAAGAACCAATCCTCACCGCAGCTTTCCCGAAAGGGGCCACTGCTGAAGGATTTGGATTCATTTACAGAAAAGCCCAAAAAGGATAAAACCTTCGTAAGCAATTCGGCTGCTGCACAGGGGACAATAATATCATCCCCATATGCATTCACGTTCCTTGTGTCCAAACCCAAATGGGCGCAGACGGCACGTGAAACCGCTAGAAAAATTAACGTTTCTAACGGAAAGGTGAACCCATTACCCATTGACGAGAACTTATGAAAATCATAAGTCTTCGATTTATAGGTATAACTGGGACTCCTACAGTCGTTAAGTAAATTGAACCAAGGCAAGGGTAACAACTCGAGCACAACAGCAGAGCTGATAGTGTCCGAGGCGGCAGAGAGGTCAATAGTGGCTAAATCCCCGGTTAATGAACCGAGGCGAGCTAGTTCTTGATTCCTTTTCTGATCGCGAATGTTACAACCTGCCCTGCGTAACCTATTGGCAATGTAATCGCCAATACCAAGCTGAACAAATGAGTTCAACAAGGGTTCCGTGCAAATAGCACGGTCGGTTTTCGCAGTCTTGGGGACGAAACCAAGCTTTGAACCCCCAACTGTCTTCATATCCGTAAAGGCATAATCATACAGTGAGGTATAGACCTTGTCAGGCCTATGCTGAAACCACCCTGGGCATTTTGCCGAGAGTAGTGGTAGCTGTTCAATAACATTGGCTGTACCTGTGAGGCAGCTATGGAGTTTATCAGACACGTCAGTGTCCTTCGATAAGCCCACAACGTTACCAGGCCCAAAGCGAAAGGTCAGGGTGTCATACGACGGAACGTCGCCTAGGATACGTGCAATTTTACGCTGTGCAATGTACAATACACTGCTTATAGCGGGATCTCTGAAATCAGGATCCACACGAGTCCAAAAGCGATCGTTAGTCGATTGGCACTTTACCTCTGCTTGGATGAAGTTACGCTCAGCTTCCTTCTTAGTATCAAAGACACTAGGAAAGATTAAACTCTTCGAAAAGAGTTTACTGCATTGATAGTCGTGCATATACTTATACGCGCTATCGTAATCACTAGGATTAATATCAAAGGTTAGGTATTGGCGAAATTCGCCATACTTGAGCCTAAGGTATAACCCTAATGATACTGCAGAATCTACCCCTTCAAAATAGGGGAGAGCTGATTGTACGAGTTTCTCGAAAGAGATGTCTCGACGAGGCTTCTTAAAATTAGCCTCAAGATACCTTTTGGTTATCTTCTTCATTACTGTACTCCAAGGTTGACAACTTAGGAAGTTAAGGGTGACGCTTAACCTCAAACACTATATCGAATATGCGTAAAACGCAATCCACATCTGTAATAAAACAGAAAGTGGCGATTATAGCGATGAGAGTAACGACATACCAAAGCTTACCACGGGAAGTCATCTGATGCAACAATTGCTTGCACGGTGGCATGACTGATAAGATTAGCTGCATAAGCAGCCAAGTCATCAATCTCCGCCTGAGAAGCACGACTGGGTAATACGACATCGACATTAGCCGACAACGTATAAGCCACAGTCGGCCCCGGGGTATACCCCGAGGCAGCGACATCAGTAGCCTCTAGTACAGGTAACCTGACACGAAAGGTGTACTTCGTATTCCCATTTGCCACGCTTGGACGACGACGACCTAAAGTTACGGTCGGACGGCCAAGAATGGTGTCTGCAGTCTTATCCTGGTATGTAACCAGGTTAGGTGCAACTTCGATGGGACTAAAAGTGTGGTCTACTGGGGTTGATTCCCCATTCGCCAACACGAGAGCGGATACATCACTCACAATATTTCTCCTATAATAGGATTAAAAGGAATATTACTACATAGGAACTACTAACGTAGAACCGACTGCAGTAACGCTAGGGAGGTAACGCACTTATCCAGATTTATCAGCTTAGAGAAATCTTTGCTGCTTAGGATTCGTGATATGGGCGGGGGACCTACAAGTTTATTACGGTTTAGCTTGAAGAGCTGTAAATGCTCCTGAAGGTTACACTCGTAAATACCGTAGATCCGATCTTGTTGGACTCTATAGTCGATATTGGTTACAGTTGTTTCGTAACCGTCGACAAACTGGAGCCCTTCGAGAGCGTGACCCGCTGCAATGAAATCGCCGATTGGTGAAAACCAGTCGATTACAAAGCTCCAAGGCATAAGCTCCCAGGCTATCGACGCAACGTCGGTTAGCCCGAGAGCACTACGGACTCTAAGTTCTGGTTCGAAAATCAGAAACTTAGCGCCGATATATGCCTTGGCCGTCCCCCTGCCAGAGGATGAGCCAAATAATGGCTCATATAGGCTGTACTCTGCTGACCCTTTAGTGCGAATGCGAACATCGTAGTCCTTCGAAAAATCTTTCGATAGGGCTTCGGCCGCGTTTTGCACGTCTTGGATCAACGGTTTCCAGCCATATTTTACCTCTAGCCAGGTGTCCCCCATAAAGGTGAACGCATCTCCACCGCTCCGTCTGACATTATTTGCCTTACGGTGCAGCGAGCGTGCGTGTCGACCTCCAGTGGGCATGCCAAGAGCCGCCAAACCACCTCGAACATCGAGGTGGCGGAACGACTTATAGGCATGGTAGATCTTCGTCATAGTCGAGGCGATCATGGAAAATGTCTTAGGGGCTTCCCCTAAAGACACACCAAGATGTATATCCAAAGCATCCGCGAATTCATAGAACTTGCGGGTAGCAATGTTTATTGCCAACGACTCCGTAGCTGTACGGTAACCCCAATACAGCGCGGGATTTAGGAGACTTCCGCCAACGCTAGCTGCGACACAGTTTTTAGTAATACCTGTGCCAGCATACTGCTCTACCCACCCTAAAGGTGTGTAGTGGCGATGTTTCCTGACGAAGTACGGTCTAACAGGCGGGGTGATGCCATTTTTAATATAATATGGCATCATCGGGCTGTTAGTGTTATCTACAAAGCGACCACATGAGTAACCAATGTCACATATATCGTGACCGGCAATCTCGTCATAGACGAGCTCACCGGCACATGTGGCTGGGTTCTTACATGGTAGTTGGGACATAGTACCTCCTTCTCTGTGAAATCCCCTACTGGGGATCCAGCAGAGAGGTACCCTCTCGAAAGAGAGTAAGCGC